GCCAAGAGTTCGTCGATTGCTTTGGTGTCGTAGCTGTGCGACGTGCTGGCCGGCGTGATAATCGCCGTGCCGACGTGGTCGAGCTTGTAGGACCCGCCAAGCGCCTCCACGAGGACGGTGAGGTCACGGCGCAGGTCGTCGGCTCGGGCTTCGTGCGCTTCGAGTTCGCTTTTGACCTCGAAGTAGTCACGCAGCAGAAGCGCAGCGTAGGCGAGGTCTTGCCCCTTGCGCAGTGCATCAAAATCAGTCATTGTTTTGTCCTTTCGGCTTTGGGGCGACGGCGAGTCCCCAGCTCATAATCAGGTGCGACACGGCGAAGCGGTGCGTGATGATGAGTTCCTCGAGGCTCTCGGGCTTCTCATCGACCGCCTTGTAGAACTCGGCACCGGCGTGACCGCAGGCGATGCTTGCCCGGACTTGCCACGTGTTGCCGGATTGCTTGGTGTAGACAAACTCAATGACGACGCCGTCGCCGACCATGAACAAGTCTGTGAAGTAAGCGTGGTGGGCGGTCATTACTTTGTCCCTTCGTTGAGTGATTCGAGATACTTTGCGACTGCGGTTTCAAGGCGGTCAATCTGTGCCATCAGGCGTTTCACTTCGTCGTCCTTGCCCTTGGCTTTGGCCCGCTCCATCATGTACGCCGCGGCGGCGATGCTGGACGCCGCAGTCTCGAGCGGCGTGTGGAACGTCGAGAGGTCGGGGTGTTCGTTGGGGTGTTGCATGGTTTTCTCCTAAATCTTGCGACGGGCGAACACCGCCCATTGGCAGGTGTATTGCTGTGTGGGTCCGTAGGCGGTGGCGACGTTGGCGACCACTTCGTAGTTGACGCCGTTTGCATCGGTCACAACGTCGCCGACCTTGGCACTTGGCCACGGCATGACGGTCATGTGACGGTTGCCCCAGTACGTGGCGCCGGGCATGGTCACGTCGTCTTTGCGTTGGATGTCGTGCCATCCCTCGTTGACGTAGACCTCGGCGCCGTTCTGCTTGAGGGCGACAGCGTAGGCGCGCCGCTCTTCGGTGGTGAGCTTGGTGAATTCTTCGGTCTGCATGGTTGTCTCCTTGTATGTCGTCGGCGCCTCACTGCGAGGCGCCGTGGTGACCGTGTGGGGGCTTAGCGTCCGGCGAGTTCCCGTGTCGCCGCTTCGGTGAGGATGCGGTCGACCCTGCTGTTGCGGAGGCTGTGGGTGGCGACGATGTCCATCAGGCGCTCATTGCTGTACGTCATCATCACTGCGTCGATGTTGCCTTCGGTGATGTAGTCGGTGCTGACCACTTCGGCGATGACGTCGGGAGTGACTTCGACGGTCTCGGTGGTGACTTCGACGGTCTCGGTGGTGACTTCGACGGTGACTTCGGTGGCGACTTCGACGACTGGGGTCACGGTGACGAACCAGCGCAACCATTCGTATACGTGAGGCGAGCCGACGCCGTACACATTGTCGCCACGTTTTGGAGCCTTCTTGGCGGTGATTTTTTCGCCGGCTGGGACGTTTTCGATAATCATCTTGGCGGCGTTGATTTCGTTCTTTGCTTCCACGATGATGGTCTTGGTGATGTGTCCGTTTTCGATTCGGTTTACTTGGAACTTCATGGTGTGTGTCGCTTTCTGTGCTACTGCTTCCTAACTGACCGTAGTTTAACACACTACTAATTGACTTGTCAAGTAGTTTTTAGACCAATTTAAGACCAATTTGACACGAGTTTTTTTGTGCTATAATTGAGTCACGCCAACGCTCGCATCTTGCTTGTCGCTTTGTCAAGATTCGGGAATCAGCTAAATAACTGCACCGCGCCCCGCTACGTTTTCACGTCGTAGCGGGGCGCGGTGCGTTGGTTAGATTAGGGAATAACGATGGTGGGCGCGACACCCAAAACGTCATGCGTAGTATATCACGAAGCGGGCGGTATGGGCCAAGACACCGCACCGTCCCAGCCCTGTGCTTGCACCATCTCCGGTGTGTCCCGCAGGGCTTTGCGGTAGGATCGCCACGCCAACACTTGGCTTTGACTCAGTGGCACGTCGGGAAGCTGTGTCCAGTCACACGACAGCAGGCGACGGTCACGCTCATAGCGAAGCCGAGCCATCGCTTCGTCGTAGGTGTAGGGTGCGTCGACAATCTCTTCGCCCTCCGGAGGTTGCGGATATTCGACGCCGTAGTCATCATAGTACGAGATGCGGATTGCCTCGGGGTCGTAGATGCGATTAATGATTGGCATTAGATTGCTCCTGTCAGCTGGGTAACATGAATAAACGGAGACTCGTTTACTGCGCCCTCTGCATTGATTTGCACAGTGGTATTTGCTCCTGGAAGTGCATTTACCTGGATAACATCGTTGGTTTGAAAATAACGCATCATGGCGAACGCGTGGCGCACCGATACAAGGCCATCACTTGGCATGCTTAACACGTTGACCGTGTTCACAAAAAGACGCATGGTGCTCCCATGTGCCCCGCCCGAGGTGTATATAACAGATATTGAGTAATACCCCGACGTGGGTATAGTGATGTCTGCGCCCGACCACGTGAAGCCTTGGTTGCGTACTTCGGTTTGCCATGTAATCGTCGTGCCTGCCGTCGTGATTGCCAGCGTCGCCGAGCGTGTGAGGGTCAACCCTACGGGAAGCGGTGACTCGATGCGGGCGAGGTCTTGCGTCGCCGCTCGCAGGTCGGCGCTAGTTTGATATAAGTCCGACATTGACACTCTCCGCTCCTAATGCGCTCATGCTGAGTGATACGCTGGCGACCTTCTGTGTAATGTTGCCTGCGGCGTAGGCATAGACGGTCACAAGGTCACCTAAGAAGTAATCGCGACCATAGCGCAGTGCCGCGTTCTGCAGTACTTCCGTCTGTATCGCACTACGCCGGCGCTCCGCATCACGCAAGGAGATGTCGCCCAGCTGAGTATACTCTGCGGTCGTCTTTTGATTCCGTGCATCAATCCACGCCTCCCTCAGGTCAAGCCCCGTTGGAAGCGAGGCGGGACGCGTGACGATAGCCCGCGCCGATCCCTCGCCCTGCCCAGCCACGACTGCAGCCGTCATGTCGGTGACACGGTCTGTCCTGATGGTGAGCTTAGCCACCGTCCCCGTCTCCAACGACAAAATCACCGTCGCCGTTTTGTTTGTGCCCAGCTGTCCGGTGTACCATACAAAGTTCCACGTCGCTGGGGCGGTGTAGGTCAGGGCGAAGTCACCGCCCGCGCTCAGTTGTATCTCTTGCAAAGCACTGAGCAAGTTTTGCCCCGCACAGCTAAAGGACACGGTACTGCCCAGTCCGCCCGACGTCGCCGCCGCCGCTCCGGTCAAGCGTCCGTCGAGGCTTCGCCCATTGGCAACGGTGGCAGACGTCGATAGATTGTAATTGTACAGTGTCTTCATGATGGTCTCGGCAGGCTGTGCGCTGAATTGGCTACGGTTGGCGATGCCTGACTTATACGCCACGATGCGGTCGCCGAGTAGCGCATTGATGCCCACGGCCTGCGCCGTGATGACCGTGGTCTGTCCGTAGGTCGTGGTGATGCCACGAATAATTCCGGCGAATTCCCGTGTGGACACAATGCCCGCTTCATTGTCTTGGCGGTACACTTCGACGATTGCGCCGTAGACGATGTAGGGCGCCGTGCTTGACACTGAGTTGACGCCGAATTGCGCAATGTCGATAGCGTTGACGGTGCGATTAACGGCGACGCTGAGGAAGTCGGTACACACTGCCGACAACGTCCCTGCCGCCGTGTAGACGTAGATTGCGTATTCTGGCGCCATGCTACAGCCGTGTGCAAATGACGTACGAATCAGTCACTGAGCGCCCCGCAGTACTTGCCCAGCCCTCGAGGTAGTACAGCGCAGGCGTACCCGGTGTCACGGTGACGACCGTCGTGATACTACTCCGATAAATTGAGCTGGTAGCAAATAACGCCGCCGTGATTGGTGAGGAGTTGCCAAGATTCCGAATCGACCCCATGCGATTCCCCGTGGTGTTGGTGTCGAAGGTGATGTTGTAATCGAAGTGGTAGACACCGCTTTGATAGAGGGCGATTTCTCCGTTTACCGTGGTGAATTTCATCGTGCCGTCTGCGCTACTCACTCCGGCGGTAAAGTTTACGAGTGGCGTAAATGCGGCCGTTCCTAGCGACACTGTGCCGCCGCTTCCTTGGCAATACTGCTGGGTGCGTTGCTGACGTCCGCTTGCATACGGATAGTACGATGCGATGCTTGAGATTGTCCCTGCCGACGTCGTGACCGTGCCAAGGGTGACTATGTTGGCCGCACTGATTGACGCAGTGATGGTCGAGAGTTGCCCAGCTGTCACGATGGCAATGCGACTAGTGGCGGCGAGTACCGTCGTTGTCCCTGCGCCGTTGGCACTGACGGTCTGTGAGCCCGCCGCCGTGTTGGCGATGATGATGACGGAGAATGTACCCGAGCCGAGCGTTGACGTGGATATCGTCACGGCACCGTTAGACTCGTAGAAATAGCCACCGACAATGGCGGTGCCGTCGGCGATGGTGAGCGTCGTGGTCGTGGCGCCCGACATCGCAAGATATGAGCCAGTGAGTAACACGCCGACGCCAAGCCCTGACCGCTCGAAGGCGCTCATGCGTGCCGAGTCATACGTGGTGGCGCCGTCGGTGGATGCGACGCCCGTCGCCCATCCCAAAGATCGTTCTGTGGTTGCCATGGTGACTCCTTATATTCCGATGTAGCGCGTATTGTACGTGATGGCCACTGCGGCCGGCGACGATGACGATGAGGCGGCGATGCTGATGGAGTTGATGCCTACGACGATGGCCCAGGTCGCCAAGTTTGACGACGCCGCCACCGTGGCGATTTGGTTGTTACCTAAGTCATCATAGACCGTCTTTTTACCATAGCGCAGGTCATAGGTGTAGGTCCGTCCAGCGGCGATTGACCCCGTAGTCGTAATGACTTGCCCAGTGGTGTTGTTGGTAATGACTAAGCCGGTGATGGGGCCGAGCGCCGTAATGACGGGGTATGCCTTCCACGTGCCATCGTAGGTGTACGTCGTGGTGGCGTTGATATTTGCGGTGCCGTAGGTGCGAGGGTAAATCACCGGGTAGGCGGTGGCGGTGCCCGCGATACCTGCCGAGCCAGCGATGACGTGTGGCTCGGCGTCGTACCACGTCGGGTCATCGGCACGAAGCTGGATAACCGCACGGAGGGCATAGCCGACTTGGGGATCGGTGTCGAAGCTCATCCCGCCCAGCACCTTGACGTTGATACTACGTGTCCATGCCGACGTCGTGACCGTCACGACGCCGACGGTGTTGGACGGTGAAAAGACCTCGAGCAGACGACCTCGTGCGGCGTAGTACTCATCGACGGACGTTGTGGCCACAAAGAGGGGTATTTGCATGATGCGAGGGCCAAGGCGAAAGTCTACGTCGCTGTCGCCGTCCTGCATTGGCCCGCGCTGGGTAATGCGGTGCATCGGCGCTAAGCCGAAGCCTTGGTCGCCAAGATACCCAAAGGTCAGCCCAGTGGCGGCGTCGTACCCATTGAGGTTAAACGTCGATGCGCCGACGGTGTACGTGATTGCGTAGCTCATGCCATGCCTCCGGCGAGTAATTGCATCGCCCGCAAATCTTGACTAATGGAAGACTCCGACTGCGCTGTTTGATACGATGCGCTCAGGTAGTAATTCTGTGTGGTCTGATTCACCGCACCGACTGCCGCCCCGGTGGTAACACCGATTGCGCCGGTGACGTCGGGAATACCTCGGACAATCCCCGCTGCCATACCTGCGCTCATCTGGTAGCCGATTTGGTCAGCAAAGAGTTTCGACGGGGAGGCAATGCCCAACAGCTTTTTGGCGGCGGCGATGGCGTCGTTAACCACGCCGAGGATGGCGCCGATAACGGAATTCGCCGCCGACTTGATGCCCTTTGCAATACCGTCGGCAATGGCAGTGCCAATCTTCATTGCCTCGGTGCCAAGCGTCGCAATGAAGCCGGCAATCTTTGGCATGACTTCGGCGACGAAGGTATTAATCGAATTCGTGATGGAGTTGACAAAGTCGATGGCGGCGTTTTTTACCGTAATCCATGCGCCGGCGAAGTCACCTCTTAACGCTTGGCTGATTGCAGTGAGAATCCCAATAACCAAGGTTTGGAGCGGTGCCATGAGCGCCGTCCAGCCGTTCAGCACGATTTGCAAGTATGGCCAGAAGAACTGGAACGCTTGCATCAAGTAGCCAATCTCTGCGGTGATTTGGCGGACGGCGAGCGACACCACGAGAATCAGGATGTCGCCGAGTAGTTTAAAGATAGACACGATGCCCGCAATTTGTGCCTGCGTCGCCGGCGATGCGAGCTGGGTCGCAATGACGTTATACAGCGCAGTCAGCGCAGGTTGTGCCACCGCCCACAGCGCCGCAATGGCGGAGGTGATCGGGGCAATAGCCGTTTTGAACGTGTTGAGTCCGCCTTGTATTTCGTCGAGACCGCCTTGCCAGTCGGTGCCGTAGATGAAGTCGTACAATGCATCCGTCACGCCACCAATAGCGCTCATGACTGCGGGCCAATCGACACTATCAATCCACTCGACAAAGACGTTGATGATGTCTTCGACGACGGGCACAAGCGTCTCTTGGGCAAAGGCACCGAAGCGCATAAGCACCGGTAACAGTGCCTCACCAAGGGTCTGCTGGACATTGGCGAATTGTTCGGCGAGGATGATTTGTTGACCGGCGAAGGTATCCACTGCGGCGAGTGCGCTTCCGCTGAATTGCGTCTCAAGTTCGCCAAGGATGACACTTTGTGCCCCGGCGATGTCGCCCGCTTCGACCATGCTTTTAATCATGTCTTTTTGGTCATCGGTGAATTGCACGCCCGCCCTGCCAAGCGCAGAGACGCCGGCGATGGGGTCATTAAGTGCTTTGCCGACTTGCATCGCGCTACTCTGTAAATCAGTGCCAAGGGCTTGGCTCATGTCAATGATTGCCTGCGTCGCCCCGCCAAAGTTTTCACCGCGTATCTGTGTAAACGTAGCGAGGACGTTTTGCGCACCAAGGATGGCATCGTCAGCAAACAGCGACATGCCCGACGATGCACTCATTGACTCCGCCATGCTCGCCATCTCTTTAGCCGTGAGCCCAGCGGCTTCGCCCGTTGACTTGACCACGGCTTCGGTCTGGGCAAACACCGATTGAAACTGCGCCGCCTCTTCGATTGACCCAGCGACAAAGTCGCCCAGCTTACTGAGTGCCGAGCCGGCGATGTTGACCGCCGCTTCGCCGATGGCTTGGAATGCGCCGGTCGCAATGGTGCCTAAGGCATCGAAGCCCTTGCCTGCGGTCTTCGTGGTTTTTTCGACGCCCTCCACCGCACGAGACGCCGCATCAGCTGCGGTCTCTACGCTGGAGGCGTCGCCTTGGAATCGTATGATGACGGTCTCTTCTGCCATTACTTCGCGTTCCTTTTTCTGACCTCGGACTCAATGCCAATCATCATCAAATGTTGTTGGATGATGTGCCACGGAGGGAGGTCTTGCGGTGGGCAGTGATAGATATCACGACAGCACAGTAGCTCGATGTACTCCAGCGGGGCGGGGCTGTGCGTCCAAAGATGAGCCCGCACCGCCAGACTTAGTTTCCCGAGTCGGTGCCGTTGAGTTTCTTAGTAAGCGCTTCGATGATGATTTTGAGGTGCTTGGCTGGCAATTCTTCGACCATGCGTCCGTCGTCGGTAACGACGCATTTTTCGAGGATTGGCAAGACAGCGGCCATGTTGCCCGCAGTGCCTGCAGTGCTGAGCGTCATCATGTCACGGATGGTTAAGCGGTCGGCGTCGATGGTGTACAGACTCATAGGGGGACATCTCCTATACATGGGCATCAAAGTATTGGCTAGGCGCACGGATGCCCCACGTGCGCCCCGCCTGATAAGCTATGCGGTGACGGTGTACGTGATGCCGGGTGCCCGCACGGTGAAGCTGACCATAATCGGGCCAGCGGATGAAGCGTCGATAGCTGGGTAGTCGAGCGCAGTGATGGTGCCGCCTGCCATGCTTTCGATGGTGTCGGCACCGGCGGCGGCGCCAAGCGGAGTCCACTTGATTTGTACTGCGGACTTTGCAACGAACGCCGCTTGGGCGACGATGAAGGCTTCGGCTGCGGTCTCCGTGTAGATGATGTTCACCTTCACTTCGACGGGCTCGAACTTGCCCGTGGTGAGAATGGCGTAGCTCCCATCGAAGGTATACGCCTCACCGGTGACAACCGTCGCAGTGACGGCGTCAACACTTTGACTTGACCCGGAAATATCGGCGTATGCGGCGCTGGCGACTTTGATAGAAATCGTAGCGGCGGCGCCGTTGACGGCAGTGGTGGTCTGAGCCATGGCTGGCCTCCTATTGGATAATCTCGGTAACGCTGAGGGTGGCGGTGACGGCGTCGTGCCATGAGCCAGACGCCGCAGGCCACTCCAGCACAGAACTGCGAAGCTGGCACCGCGTGAGCGTCCAGCGGTTGGTGACTAGGGTACGCACGGCGTCATGGTAGGCGGCGAGGTAGCCCGTCATATCCTCGGCGATGTCTTTGAGCCCGTAGCCCATCCCTGCTTTGCGAAGCAATGCGATGTCGGTAATCGTCCACTCCGTCGTCATGACGTGGCCACTACCAAAGGTTTGCACCTTCTGCATGGTCGAGGCAAAGCCGACGGCGTTGATGACACGACACGGAATATTGGCAATGTCAAAGTGGTTGCGGAGTTCGTCGCCGATATGCACGTCGTAGTCGTAGCCCGTGATGGTCATGGCGGCGATTTCGTCAATGATTGCGCTGAGTTGACT